TTAATCCCCCTCATTCGAATCCCCGTAGATTGCGTCCCAAACGGCGTCAGGGACGACCGTTTCAGCTACCGAAGGGTTGCCCCTGATTGCCGCCGCCAACCGGTCTGAGGCCGCCTTGGCGCGTTCCTGGGCCTTCTTCTCTGCCGCCTTCTGAGCATTCAGCGCGCGTACAAACCTGTCCCGCTCGCGTGTGACTTCCTCTACCTTGCCCTGTAGATCGTTAGCCCGGTTGTGTTCATGCTTCGCGTACAGGCCCGCTCCGGCCGCAGCGATTGCCGCGACCAGAAAGAGAGCTGCTAGGATTTGGTCCACGCCCCGCATTAATCGTCCTTCTTCGGGGTAGGCTGGTCGCCCAGCTTTCGCCAGAGGGTCCAGTCCTTGTCCACCAGCCCGCGCTTGAGCGCAACGGCTGTACGAGCTACGCGGGGCAGAGCGCCCCAGATATACAGCACGGACAGCACGATTGAGGCGATGGCTGCATAGCTGCTGAGAGGGAACGACGTGAGGCTATAGAGTGCGGTCCCAGTCGCGGCACTAACCTTTGCTGCTGATGCGGCGGCGCTATCGGCCGCCTCCTGAAAGATTCCCATCTTTTCCTTTGTTATAAGAGGCCCGTTCCGTCGATCACTAGAAAATGGAGATGGAATGCCTCATTGAAGCCTACGAAGTTGGGCGGCGGTGAAGCCCAATATTGCTGATACCACGTCACCGTGCCTCCAGACGTTTGGAATAAGGTGATGTTCGGGCGGTACGTCCCGTCGCTAGACACAAGGTCACGGCACGGGAACGGGCAGGACACTACAACGGGACGGCCGTAGGATCGCGTCTCCGTCTGAGGATAGGGATATCCCCCGGCGTCGCGGTTCCAACCATACCCGGGCAAGTACTGAATGTGGATCGCGTCCAGCACGCGGTAGAAAGGCCGGGAGGCGTCTGCGATTAGTGCGCCACTTGCCGAGAAAACCTGTAGTCCGAAATTCCCACCCGGGGGCGGTACGGTATCGAACAGGAAGAACCGTACTGTCGTTTGCTGGCCCGTTACGATGCGGACAGTATGTAGCCCGTTCTCGGCCTTGTGCTCCCAAACAGTAGCGCCAACTCCGCCGTCTGCTGAGAATGCGTACAGAGGTGTTCGCGCCGTGAATGAGAAAGTGGCCGTCCAGAAAGTCCCATCGAAGTACCTACCAACGTCGTTATACGCGACGTGGAGATTTGTGGACTGAGTAACCGCAGCGAACGACTGGACGCATTGGAAATTCGGCGTCGTGCCGTCGATCTGGTACAGACCACTATCGGTGAATGCCTGAAAGCCTACGGTCACTTAGTAGACGCCGTAGACGAGCGTTCCGGACATCGGCGTCCGCCAGCTAGACGGCGAATCCGAGTAGCGCCAGCCGATTCCATTTGCGTCAATGCTTACGATAGGGACCGGTGCATTCATCGAAACATGCCGGAACAACCAATCAGGGATGAAAGCCCAGAAGGGAGTTCCGCCCGAAAGATCAGCAGCGCGATAGCCCGGACTGCCTGAGGTGTCGAGGACCGCCACGCCGGAAACGCGACCGGCGCGGCTTGTGGCGTCTAAGAGTGTGCGGCCCTGAGCATCAAAGATTTGCAAACCTACAGACATCAGAAGAAGCCGAGCCTGTATCGAAGCGTGCCGTTAGCGTCGTAGCCACGCACGCCGTTACTGTCAATGTTCAATCGATTTCCTTGTCCGTCCGTGTTGTTGATTTCGAACCATCCGCTCTTATCGAGCCTCCATCCTTGGCGACCGGCAACATAGTTGTTGCTCTGGATGTAGTCCCCAATCATGGCGTTTTTGATGAAGCCATTCCCGATGAATGCCTCGTTGAGAAACACTTGGCCGCCTTGAATGACGAATGGCGACGTTAGGGCGCTGCCGTTTGGGTCGAGGACAGCGAAGCGCGAAGCCGCTACGAGAACCTGCGACTCCATTACGCCGCTGTTGTTGTCGATGCCTACGCCAATACCTGCGACGTATGTGCGCCCGTCCTTCGTCACTTGGGTCTTGATGTTGTACGAAGCAGCAACACGCCCGTTAAGATCGGCATATGACTTCGAGACCGTCTGGACGTTGGCCGCGTTTTCGTTCGCTTGGGCCTGAACAGTTGAAATCTGCTGCGCCTGCGCGCTGTCGGCATCTACGCGAGCCTGAGACTCATCACGAACAGCAGCGAGTAACGAAGAATTCGCGGAGTGCATTTGCGCCGTTGTTGTGTCGATCTTCTGCGACAAGGCCAAGTCGGCCTCCGCGCGAGCGGACTGCTCCGACCACACCCCCGCGTACACCTCTGTACTTCCCGCATAATCCTCGTCGCTACCCGCCATCTCTGGGACGACGACCTGCGCCTCAACCTTTTCGATACGGCCCGCAAGTGCCTTGTCGCCATCCAACCGAGCCTGTTGCTCGCTGGTGATCCGTGCGTCGTTCGCGTCAACTTTTTGCTTGATGTCAGGGATAGCCTGAATCGGGCCTAACAGTTCCTCCGCGAGTTCAGTTTTGCTGATCTTTCCAACGAGGTAGCCAAGGATTAGGTCGGTGTCTGCTGTAGCTGCGCCACGCACTCCCGGAGAGGTGGTGTCTGGATACCACGGGCCAATGTTCCCCGACGTGTCCACCAATCGCGACCAGAAATACAGCGCGTGGCCCGCCGCGAGGTTAAGCAGGTTTGCCGAGTTAGTCGGATATCCGTACCGTGATAGCTGAGACGCCTTCTCAAAGCTTGGTGTGTCGCTGTAGTAGACCTCCGTGTATGCCGTGTCTGCTGCGTTGCTCGGAAATGACCACGACAGCCGAATCGACATGACTTGATCCGTTGACGCGGTGAGGGCGAGAGGTTTAGGAGGCTGCCCCTTCTTACCTTCGAGCACAGTCTCAATCGAGTACGCGTAAGGCGACGTGATGTCGATCGCATTGATTGCGCGGACGCGAGCAACGTAACGCCCGGTGTAAATGTTCGGTACGTCGATGGAGAGCCCGCCGGTTCTTCCCGCAGTTACCCAATCTCCGCTGTCCTTCCGAAACTCCACGACATAGGCGACCGCATTAACAGCGGCGTCCCACGCAATTGTCATGTTCGTTCGTGCGATGCCTTGGTCGATGACGACGAACTGCGAGAGGCGAACATTCGTAGGCGAGGATTGGGAGGTCAGGGGACGGTCGCTGATCGGAGCCGGGTCGATTGCAGCTCCGCTGTCTACTGCCGCATACTTGCCTGGTTCATGTTGCGTAGCCGAAATCTCGAAGGTAATGCCTTCCTTTTCGGACACGCTGGTTACTCGGAATAGCTGCGCCTTGAGCGTCGAACTCTCCAGCACCCATACCGCACCCGGCACCGGCTGGAGGTCAAATTCCGGTTGCACGGTGACCACGGCATCACTTACGGAGCGGATCGTGCGGGACTGGGCGACGCCGGTAGGCAGGATGACCGTGAGTCGATCGCCGCTCGCAACGCCTTCCGGCATCTGGTCGAGCGTGAGCGTGTCTTTCGTACTGGACTGCCGAACGCGCCCGCCCATGCGCTTTCCGGAACGGGTAGGATCAGCAACGGCGATAACCTGCCCCGGTTGCGCAAGCGTACCGTCCATACCAACGCTGAACGTTACGGCGTTTGTCTCATAGCGGGACGTGAGCAATGTCCAATGCCCGACGCGCTGCGCTTGGGAACGACTGGCGCATCCGAACGCCGTAATCTCTGCCTTGTTGATTCCGTAACGCGAGATGCCATCCGCATCCTCTACGTATTCGACTGTCTGCTTATAGCCGTTGCCGGGATCGTTGTATGTAACAAGCGCGGTTGTGTACCGGGTTCGCAGTGCGCTACCCACGTACTTGAACTGACCGTTGATGACGTTCGCCGCCGTGTACACATAGACCGGATCAGACGGCATGTCGGCCGCTGCGATGACGCTACCCGCAGACCAATACGCGATGCCCCGAAATACGCTCGCGAGGTCTTGTAGCACCTTGATCGCGTCTGCGCGGGTAGCGATGTAGCAATTGCAGGTGAATCGCGGTTCTTGCCCGCCCTTACCATCGGACACCGGGATATCACAGTACCGGCCGATCTGGTACAGCGCATACCTGTCGATCATAGTCGCATCGACATAGCGTCCCAAGCCATAGCGCTTGTTTAGCACTAGGTCGTAGAAAATCCACGCGGGGTTGTCCGTCCAGCCGAACGAGAAAGTTCCGTCCCATGTCCCCGTGTATGTGCGTGTCTGCGGGTTGTAGTTCGACGGATACTTGACCAACAGTCCCTTAACGTCGTAGCTCCGAGTCGGCATGCTGGAGAATTGCTCCGCGTCGATCTGGATAGCCACAAGGGCGCTATACGGGTACGACAGCTTCGCGTCAATAATCTCCGCGAAGCTAACAACGCTCGTCTTGTCCTGAATGTACTGGGTAGTGCTGTCCGGCGTGAGGCGCACTACTCGGACGGTGTATTGGGACTTAGCTCCGGCTAGATCGATGCGATGCGAGCGCGTGTATGTCGAACTGGCCTTGCCGTCGAATGCAGTATCTATGACGGTTGAAAACGACCCGCCGTCCTTCGATACTTGAATCTGATACGCGACGCGATACCCGGAAATGTTCCCTGATCCTGTATCGGTCTTAGACAGCCCGCTCACGCTAAGGGTGATCCGCGCTGCGTTGACATCCAGGTTCGTGAACGTGTGTGACCACGACTGCACGGCCGTGAGCGAGACACCTACTTGGGTCTCAGCAGCAGAACTTTCGAAGCCGGCGATATACGTCTGGTCAACGTACCCCAACCGGTAATCAAGCTGCTTGACTTGGAAGTTATACGACCCGTCCGCGTTCTGTAGCGGGGTGTTGTTGAAGTAGGCACATTGGGCCGGAGAGAGGTTGTCCGGAAAGCCGTAGATCGGGCCTTCGCCTAACAAGTCGAGAATTTGCGCGTATGCGGTGCTGCTTAGGGTGTCGTCGGCCTCTGTAGGCGAGGAGCCGCCGCCACCTCCTTTACTTCCGCGAATCAACGTCATTTATCTGTAGCTGTAATTCCTTGGCTAATTACGGTGCTGCCGATTCGTAGACGGCCATAGAGCAACCCAACTGGGCCGCCTTGCTCCACGACGTTCTCCGCCCCGTTGAAGTAGTACGATTGCTTGCGATTGCTGCTGCCGTTCGATGCGGTAGGATGCGGCGACAGCATTTGAGCGACGCCACCGAGGGCCATAGACGCACCCAGGAGCATCATTTGCGTTCCGAACGGATTCCCGAAGAAGGATGTAACCGCGCCGACCGCTGCTAGAGCAATGCCCGCGATCGTTTGGAACAGACCGGCGCGCTTACTTCCCCGGATGACCGGTGCTATGCGTACCTCTGCGTCTCCGACCGGGGAGGAGAGTTCTTCCTCTCGGATGTTGCGCCGCCCGATTAACACGGCGTAATCGATACCCCGGTCGCGACTCGTCATGAGCTCACGCTCGAAGCCGGGGACCATCGCGCAAAGTGCCTTGAGGGCGTCGCGCGTGCTGCGGATTACAAAGCGATGCTCACGGCCGAACATCGCTCCTAGTTTCCCGTACAGTCGAACGATCCGGGGTTTCTCCAATACCTACTCCTTGTAGCGTAGAACGTCAGTTACGAACGGCTGGTAGCGGGGCAGTGTGTCGCGGCGCGACAGTTCGCCCCAAAGGTGGTGCAAGATTTCATCGTTGTCCGTATAGACCGCCGCGTGATTCGGTACGTCGTTAGGACTTCGAATTTTCATAAGAAGAACGTCACCCTTTTGAGGTTCTGCGCCGCGCCCAAGCGAGACAAATCCGGCCTCTTTGTAATGCTGGGTGTAAAGGTCGGAACTTCCGTCCTTCCACCATTCGCCGGACCGCAGGAAGTCCGGGAGAACTACGCCGCGCTCTTGCTTGTAGTAGCGACGAACAAGGCCATAGCAATCGTTGCTGCCGTGCGAGAACTCGCAACCGATTAGCGGAGCCTCGTAGCCGCTGGGGGCAAACTCGCACCAGTCGTCAATTGCGATGCTTCCGTCTGCCTGAACTCCAAGGCTAACGATGATCCACTTCGGAACCTCGCGCGCCTCGCATGCGGTTAAGTCTGCTTGGCTTGGCTGCGCACTTGCGCCAGGGTGGGAATGCACGACCGCCTCTATAGGGCCGATGTCCTCAGCGGCTGCGTAGTCCTCTGGAGAAATTGCGAAGTCATCGCGAGGGGCGGGCGCGTTGTTGCGGCAGGGAACGTACTGTCCTCCGACGACCAGGCCGCAGCATTCTTCGGGGTAGCAAGCGAGTGCATGCTTTGCGATGTCCTCACGCATCTTCGATTCAATCATAGACCTCCGTTTCTGCCTGCTGACGGGTATCCGCCCCAAGGGAGTACGGCGTTCTCACCAAAGCGGCATTTACAGCTAGACAACCGCTTGCCACATACATCGAGCGCGGGATCGGACACCGGGTTGTTATTCTTGTCAAAGAACGTGATACCACTCCAGCTACAGCCGGATACTGGATCGCGGTAGTTCGATGTACAGAGCGTGGCCGTTACTTGCCTTGCCGGAAGTTGCACGCCGGAGAAATCCAGCGCGGACGCAAGCTTGAATGCGACGCTAACGGGAGTCTCTTCTGTCCGCTGTTCGATGCGCCAAACTTCTACAGCGGTGTACTCGGAAGTGTTAGCCTCCGGCGACCCATCGAGGTATTGCTCCAGCGTCCAGAGGCGGCGAACGACCGCGCCGACCATATCTGCGAATGCGATGCAAAGGGCAGAGATTGAACCGTCCACGTTCGAGACGGTGAGGGTGGGCGAGGGCTGCGTTTGAGAACCCGTCCGCGCGAATCCTGACGCAGTGATGGGCCACGGGTTGTATTCGCGACCGCCCCATTTGATCGTACCGGACTGGAGGTGTGCGTGGAATCGCATTACGTCGCCGCCGAGCGGTGTAAGGTCTACCTCATATAGTTCGATGCGTGCACCAGGGCTGTTCAACTGGACATCGGAGGTGATGCTCAAATGCCCTCCCCGTAGTCCGACGATAGTCGTTGTTCGATTTTCTCGATTCGCGCCACTGCCTCTTGGAGTGCTGCGGTAAGGAGCGGAACCAGTCGGGTATGGTCCACCTGCTGAGGGACGATTTCTGTAGTAACGTCAACGACGTCATCAGGCTGTACGTTGGCTGGGTCTATACCGTCCCGCAAAACAACGTTGTGCCATACCGCGTCTCTGATGCCGGAAACGGCTTCCGGCACGACATGCTCCAGTTCGTGAGCGATAAATCCGTCAACCGTCCTTTTGGTCGGATCGGTGTTGAAATTGAACCGCCTGGGCCTAGCTAACTTGAGCCGCGCAATTGCGCCGGTAAGCGGCTCTACGTTCTCTTTGAGCCGGTAGTCTGACGTAGTGTTGAAGGAAGTAGAGCTAGCGCTGGTCGTAATGGACCCAATCACCGACCCGGAAGAATTTAGGAACAGCAGCGCGTACGGTCCCGCGTCGTTACCCGATTGAAATACAGCGCCGTACCCCTGATTAGTCCCGAATCCGCCGATAAAGAGGCGAGTTAAGTTCAGGGAGGACGCCGACTGCAATTGTCCGCCGTACGCGCCGTTGTAGAAACTGTTACTCCCAACGAGCACGGAGCCGCCCGGTGTGATTACAACACGCAAGGAGCCGCCCGTGTAAAACTGCATTGGGGAGTATGCGCCGCTGCCAGTCTTGCCAGCTTCTACATGAACCTCACCACCGTTTCCGGCGGCATAGAAGGCACCGAAGCTGGAGTTCGACGGGTCCGAGGACGCGTACATGCCGATTCCGGCGATACTTCCGGTGCCGTTCGGGAGAATAACGGGAATGGTTATCCCGTTTTGTACCGTAGTTTGAAAGCCGACGCGATTAGTCACCACCGCGTTGGACATATCGCCTTGAATCCGGGGCCCTGCGTTCGAAAAAGATAGGTTCCCGCCCGAGGAAACCGCCCCGGTAGACGTTAAACCGCTTACGGTCGTAGCGCCTGCCGACAGAGTTCCCGAGACGCTGGTATTTCCAGACACCGACAGAATTCCCGAGACGCTGGTATTTCCAGACACCGCCAGATTGCCCGATACCATCTCGTTAGAATCGGCAGAGCGCCCCCGCATAAGGACCGACCATGCATTGAACCCGTCAGTAGCCGCGAGCAGCGCCTCATACGCGCCCAGAGCAAGCGGGTTTGCGAATGAGTCGCCGGGCGATGCAGCAAGCGTAATTGCGAATGCGCTTGCGTTAATGACGAGAATCACGCCGTCCGCTACACACGTACTAGCTTTCGGCCACGTGAGCGTCGCAACAGCAGACGGGCGGAGCACTACGCGCTTGCCTACATGGGTACTATCCAATACCGCCGTGTTGCTCGTTATCGGGGTTGCCGATGTAAGGGCCGCTTGCGTAGCCAGCACATCGGCGTTTGCGTTCATCTTGGTAAAGCCGATTCGGACGGTATCGCCGTCCCGTCCTTCGGGTGCAGTACCGAGATTGATTTTCTGCAATGCAGACAAGGGCTAGAAAACCTCCTGAAATGTTGCGGTCAGCGTCGAAATGCCCGCGCCCTCGATCTGACGCGTGATGCCTTGTGGATCGCACACAAACGTGCCCTTCGCTCGTCGAGGTGGGGTCCATTCGAAGCGTTGCGCGCCGCGTGTTGACTTTAGGAATGCATGGATTGCGTCAATTACGGCGTCGTCGTTGCGGAAGGTGAGGGGCCATACGTCGGCGGCGTTGTTGATGCCGTTCGGAGCGCGCTGGCTGTACCCATCCCCGAACTGGGCCACAAGCACATCGAACTTCGTAGTACCTGAGACACCCAGCAGCGGAGCCCATGTGAATACCGGTACGGGCTGCGTCAAATCTGCCCGTACTTCATTTGAAAGGCGAAACCGCCTTGTTCTCGCATGCGCTGCTCCATTCGAATGTCAATCCATGACTGTACGTGCTGCTGCAAATCCTTTGCGTCTTGCTCCGATAGACCGCCGCCTCCATGGTTGTGAACCTCGACATTGACCGGAGAGGCAGCGCCGCCAGAAACAGAAGGAGAGGGCGCGAGCGCCGCAGCAATACCGCCGGTCGCGAAGTGGGACATATGGCCGGAGTTGATCGCCTCCAACAAGCTCCGGTACTTCTTCGTGGATGCCGCATTGATGACGAACTCCCCGTTAGAGAGCATCGCCGGAATGCTGTCGCTCGTGCCCGTGCCGGGACCGCTGATCGCGCCGCCAGACGCGAAATGACCAACCGGGCCGCCCTCGCTAAAGAACGAGAACGCGCTTGCCATGCTCTTGAACGCTGCAATCTCAGCTTGGCGCAGGGCAATCTTTGCGAGGTCGGCGAGCACGGACGTAGCGAACGAACTAAAGCTTGCCTTACCCGTTGTGATGAACGTATCAAGGCCACTACTAAGCGAATCGAACGCGCTGCGAAATCCGCTCGCGACTGCTTCGGCCGTAGTCTGGGACGACCCTACGAGGTCGGCATAGCCCTTCTTGAACTGCTCGCTGTACGACTCGCGGATTGATCGCTGGCGTTGCTGGTTCTCCTCGAACGCCTCAGTTTGCTTGCGGTATGTTTCGCCCGCAATGCGTAGCTTCTCCTGGTACTCTTTCTGATCTGCGCTGGGGCTGCTGTACTGTTCGTTGAGCGATGCAATCTTGCGCTCGAACTGGTCCCGGAGCGCTGCGCGGGCATCATAGGTCGCCTTCTCGTCAGCGAGCATGTTCCGCGTGTTGAACGCGTCGGCATACTGGTTGATCTGCGCACCAAGCGCCGCCGCTTCCTGCTGGGCGAACTTCGTTACGTTCGCTGCACGCTGGGCCTGATACTTCGAGAGTGCGTCCGTAAGATCGGCGTCGATCTTCTTACGCTCCTCCGCGAGCCGGAGATAATCCGCGTTTGCCGTCTCATACACGGATTTCTCTTTCTTGGCTGAGGCAATTTCTGCGCGCTGCTTGGCGTTCGCAATCTCTTGGTCTAGCGCCTTCGCCTGGATGTTGTGGAGCCGCTGGAAGTACGTTTCCGAGTCGATCAGGCCTGCTTCGCGTTGCGCCTTGAGCGTGGATTCGGAACGCTTCGCCTCAGCCTCAATTAGCCGATTCTTACCCGCAAGCTGCGCAAGTTCCGCGTTGAGGCCGCCCTCGTTGACGTGGTGGCGCGTCCGTCTCGCGTACAGCTCATTAATCCGGGTGATGTTGCCTTGGTGACGCTTTAGCGCTTCCTCGTACTTCGCGGAGTTCTTGTCGAGGTCTAGCGTCGCGGTCGCGAATGCTTCTTTCTCTGCCTGTAAATCTAGGGCTTGCCGTTCTTTGGGCGTAGCGTACTTGTTCGAACGGAGGTATTCTCCGACACGGACTGCGGCGTCTCCTTCCTTTGCATCTTTTTCGCGCTGCCGTATTGCCTTGAATTGCTCCGCCTGCTGATCGCGCAGCACATCCAGCTTCTTCATCTCAATGGCGAGAGCTTCCCGCGCAGAGATGAGACCATTAGGCCCGTTGACGGCTGCTCCGCTGTGCGCAGCGAGCGCGCCTTGTAACTGCTCGACCTTCGCAAGCTGTTCGCCGATCTGCTGAGTCAGGGTAGACGGGACGCCGATGTTCATTATCGACCCCTTAACCCGGTCGATAATCGCGCCCCATTGCCTCCACCACGTAAGCACAGCGCCCATGTGCTTATCTGCGTCGGCTGCGATCTTCTCATGCGCTCCCGCGATGCCGTTTAGGACAGTGCGGAATGCGGATGCAGTGTCGCCTTGCTTCACGAAGTTTTCAATTTCTTCAATCTGCGCCGCGTTGAAAGTGTGGTGCGCCTTCTGGTATTCGGCGACCCACTTAAGCACGTCGTCCTGAATCTTTGCCAGGGACTCCGCAGCCTTGTCCGTACCGATGCCAATATCCGCCGCCATGCCGATAGCGGCTCGCGTAGCGAGACCAAGGTCATCACCCATGACACGGCCAGTTGCCGCAACTTGTGCCATTGCCTCGCGAATAGCGGATAGGGACGTGCGGCCGTCCTGTAGGCGGTTCGACCACGCCAACATCTGCTCGGTGCTCGTGCCGAGATAGCCGCCTGTACCAGCTATCGCCTTTTTGAACTGCTGCGCTGACTCGTAGCCCGCGTAAATTTCCTTTGCAAACAAGAATGCTGCGCCAGCAGCAGCGGCTAGACTGATACCGAGAGGGGACATAACTAGGCTCAAGGCATCAGACGCCTCAGCCATTACCAGCATCGAACCGGCGAACCGCTTCCATTGACCCTGCGATGCTTCGTGAGCCAACACCAGCATTTCGCGGCGGGCGGCGGAGTTGTTGAGGCTGAACGAGTGCGTCGCCGTTGCTGCCTGTTGGATCGCAGCCGCCTGCGCCGAAAACGCTTGCGTAACGCCGCGTGCGGCCGCCTGCTGATTCAGCATCTCAAGGCGCGTTTTACCTGCTGTCGCCTGTAGTCGGTCGTACTGGTCTACAAGCTTCTTCGCCTCTCGCGCAGTGAGGTTATAACCGTTACTCGCGGCCTCTTGCATCGCACGCTGTACGGCCTCTTGCTTTCGCCGTACTTCTTCCTGTGATGCGTTAAGCTGAGCGTTTGACGCTCGAAGTTGGTTGATACCCGCCTGAGCGCCCGAGGCATCGACCGAAACACGGATAACCGTGTTGTTATTGCTGTTTGACAGCGTTTGCCTCCGTTGTTAGCCGTTCATTGATCTTGTCGGCCGCTCTGCGCTTCGCAGCTTCGAACGCGGGGCGAACGAATGGACGTGCGGGCATCTTCGACGTTCCGTTTTCCAGCCAACGTGCTAATGCGCGCCGCGACACCTTGCGCTTATTTCTGCCCCGTTCCCGCGTGTTTCCTACGAATGTAACGATGTAGGTAGCAACGGCCCCAGCTACGCTATCCTCTTGGTCATAGGCGACAGTCAATCCGGCCGCGAGGTCGCCGGTTTCGCGAGGCACGCGCAATGCGACTTCTTTTTTGTACTCGGTCGCGCCGGCCGCAGCGGCTTTGCGTAGCGCCGACTCTGCGGTCCGTGAATCTAGCCCGGCAATTGCATTTGCTAATGCATCAGGGTTGTCTACGGAGTACGATCTTCCTTTTGCCATTCTTCTTTAGCTCCGCAAGGTTGACGCCGAATACGGATGCGGCTATTTCCTCCGCGCTTCGTGATTGTTGCGGCGGTTTCGGATCGTTGACCCACGAAACGAACTCGCGTGGCGAGACAGGAGGGGTGTTTGGCGCGCGGTTTACGTTCGCGATAACGCTCGCAATAGTTCCGGCTCTGAGGTCTGCGATACGTTCGCCAAAAGGCTCAATCGAGAAGTAGGCGATCCATTCGCCAAATTCCGCACTTGATACCTCTGCTTGCGTCCTCCGTACCGACATGCCAAGTTCTTTAGCCAGCCGGAACCACATTAAGCGTTCCGGACTGGCCCTTAGTTTTTTACGGCGTCGGCCTCCGCTGCTGCGCCAATGTTGTTGATCCGCATTGCGATGCGAGAGACTTCCTCAAGTGCTGCGGCGCGTGCTTGCCGCAACGCCTGCACGTCATCCTCCGTAAAGATCGGTTCGCCGCTTTCATCAACAACGGTTGCCGCGATCACGGCAGCCTCATAGTTGCTGTTGCTGTTGTCGCCGCTGATACCGCGATAGAGTTCATCGCGTGCGGTGCCGGAAAGTTCTTTGAATCGCAGCGCTGCTCCGTCGAGAGCCTTAATCGGTTCTTCGTGAATGCCCGGTGCGAATGCCGCGAAGATTTGTTCTTTATTCATGTGTTACTGACAGGCTTCACAGCCTTCCTCAAAGTTGCAGACGGTAGGGGCGGGCGCGCGCTGCGCCTCGCGGATAAGTCGGTTGATAACCGGTACGGCGTTCGCTTGAACTTCATCCATAGCGAGCCGCACCAGTTCATCGATTCGATCAGGCACCAACAGTTACGGTGATATCGCCCGTGATTTCCAGATTGACCGTACCGGTTACGACCTGATCGACCTTTGCCGAGATAGGGAAGTCCTTCACAAACGCGCTAAATTCGAGCGTCGAGCCGTCCGAGAGCGTGGCGCGGAATTGGATGGACGTACCGGCCTTCTTCGCCGCCAGCAAGGCCGAGTGAGAGGGCTCTTTCAGGTTGATGTTGATTGCGAGGGAAACTTGGCCCCAGTCTTGGAGGCCGAGACGCTTCTCTTTTGCCTTGCTGTCGAGGTCGGTTACGTCGATGACGTTCGCCGCGCCGTTAAAGCCGGAGAGGTCCGTGAGGTTTTCGACTTTCGCCCAGGTGGGCGCACCAGTCGTTGCGGTGTTGTATTCGAGCTTAGTACCTTGGGCGGTGATTGCCGTCGATACGGTGTTTTCTGCCATTAGACCTCAGCGTTGTATGTGATGGAGAAGTCCAGAGACGAACCGTAGAGGAGCGTGTCGGACTCGAAATTGCTGACTGGGCCGCCGATGGGAACGGCCTTGATTTGCGGATTCACCAGCGCTTGCTTTACCTGCCGCATGATTTGCGACGCCTCTTTACGTGTCTTGGCCCATACGCTGATCTGAACGCGCGCGTTCTCGATACTAGGTAGCTCGTTGTCTAGGCCCGTGAAGTCCTGCCCGCCGACCGCCTGATACGTGATCCACGGGGCGGAGGTTCGTGCTGGAGCTACGTCGGGATAGACTTGACCGGATGCGAGGGAGGCGAGCGCTTTGTAGACGATCGACTCAACCATCGTTAGCGTTCTCCGTGCATACGAGGTCCGTGTATTCGCGAGACGCGACGTTAGGCAGGACAGACGCGATGTTGAACACAACGCCCTGGGCCACTGCACGGTCTCCGTTGGTCACGTCGTCCCGGTAGCGAATGCGGATACTTGCAGAGCCGATGTCAACAGATGTACCGCCTGTAATGCGCTCCTTGCCGTTTAGCTGGAGGACTGCACCCCAGACGGACGCGTACTCGGTCCAGTCGTCTATCTCTTGCCCCGTGTCTGGGTCTTTCGTTTGCGTGCGTCGCTGTAGGGACACTTTGTTGCGGAGGGTTCCCGCACGTACCCCTGTCACAACGCGACGAGTGGGGCGAGATGGGATGTTCCTCACACTAGGGCCGGGTCGCGGTCACGCATGAGAAGCGATTGAACTGCGGGGCCGATGGGGTCGTTCGCGCCTTCCCGATCCTCGTAGAGAGAGGCGAGAACCAAAAGCACGGATGTCCGGATGTGTGCCGGGACGGTCGCTGCGGTGTATGTCGCTGCGGTCTCCGTCTTGAGGTATCCGACAACAATCGCACTGGCCGCCATGATGAGGTCGGCCAGCTCCGTGTCGCTGTCGGCATCCGTGATCCGTAGTTGTGCCTTGGCTTGAGCGAGGGTGATTAGGTCACTCATCTACGGTTGTCTGCTCCTCCTCTTGCGTTGGTTCTGTTTCAGGTTCCTCCTGTTCGCGTGCTCCATTCGGGGCGGGTGCCTCGTCCGGAAGCTTCCGCGCAGCCAGCGCTGAGAGGGCGTAGTTCTGTTGCTGCATGTACGGCGTGTCACCACCCGGCATAGACGGAAGTCCTTGCCGCGCGCGCGCCTCATTCGGTGCCATGATCCCGGCTCCAACAGATTGCGCGTTCGCGGACAACATGGCCGCTTCGTCCATTCGCATGAGGCCCGACGTGTCGAACTTGAAACCGACCGTATCCGGAACCCCAAAAGCGTCGTCTAGAAGTAGCTCGATAGCCTCAAGGTAGGCTTGCAGACAATCCGAGTAGTACATTGCTTCGTAGATTGCCGAGCTATTCGCAGTACGCGATCCAGTGTCCAAGCCGATTTTATGGCCGGGAACGTGGAAGCAACGAGCCACGTCTTGCGCTGTCCATTGAAGGTGTTCGACGGTCTGCGCGTCGGAGCCGGTCATCGTCATGGGGTTGTACACAAGGCCGTCACCGGCAACAAGCGTACCGCCTGCGCCCATGCCGCTGTACTCGTCCATCTGCTTCTTGAGCCGCTGGGCGGTCGGTTCGGAGATTGCGCCCGGAGCGGACAGCACGCCAGAAGGGCGAGCCGCGTTGGAGAAGAACGCAGCAGAGTTGTTCGTGATGCTGCTAGCGAGAACGGCCGAACCTGCACACGCGGCAATCGGCGTCATGCCTACGAGCGGATGCCACGACGTAATGCCCCGATCATGGATGATGTCTCGCGCCGGAACCACGAAGGTTTCGAGCGGCGTCACCATCAGCGGAGACATCGTTACTTGATAGAAGATCGAACCATCTGGAGCAACAAGTGGAACAACGTACTTGGGGTTGAGCACGTCCATTGAGACGATGCCGCCCATGCTGTTCCGATTGAGCAACACGTAGGTATTGCCGTGTGTCAGTTTGCTTGCGACCCAGGCTTTAACGAACTGCTGCCGCGTCTGGTAGTGATTCGGTTTGCGTAGTACGGTCGTGAAGCGCGGGGCGCTAGATTCGAGCCATACGCCGTCCGTCAACTTGACGTACTTGATACGCAACTTCGAAACGTCCGACGAGATGAGGTCTACACACGAGAACACGGCGGAGCTTGCAAGCATGCCGTCTCGCGTGCTTAATGCCTGGTTCTTTTGCCACGCCCCCGTAAAGGGCTCGCGGATGTACCCGTTAGACCCAGGCGCACCGATTGCAGATGCACCGACCGACGCGGCGGGACGCTTCTTGAACTTGAGCGCCTTAGTTACGTCCCAGCCGAATACCCTCATTCAGTGTCCTTGAACTTTGGGCGGCCGGGTTTGGGGGCTACCTTCACCCAGCCAAGCTCAATTAGAAAATCAGCTTCTGCCTTCCCCAGTGTGCGCCGCTCGCCTTCTTTGATAGGCGGATGCAGCGGTGCATCCCGGAGGGCTTGCACCGTGACGAATTGGGCCATAGGCCTCCGAGTTGGTAAGCGTTGAACGGAAAGCCCCGCAGAGGGCGGGGCAAGAGGGATTACGGCGTGACGGTCGAGCCGTAGTTAGCGCCTGTGATGACGTTCGCCGCGAGATTGCGGCGTTTCTGCCAGTTGATGAATTGGCCGATGCGGACAGCAACCATGTTGTTCTGGAACATCGAGACCGGTGCGGAGGTCGCGCTTGCCGGGTCGCTGTCCATGATGATCGACGCCTCACGCGTAATGTCGATCTGCGGGCCTGCATCTTCCGAGAGGTACACCTCGTCCGGAATCAGGAACACGATTTGATCGCCGGGGCAGTTGTTCGACGTGATGACCGGGTAGTTTTCCAGCGTACCGCCGTCCTTGCTGATGTCCGGGAAGTATTTCGCGCCCAGGGCGTTACGCATCGCGCCGATCGCTTGCGCGCGCGCCGGCGACATGACGAGGAGTGCGCGCGACAGGTCGAGGTTCGCCGCGATTGCCGGAGCGGTAAGGGTCTGGATGTCCGCGATAAGGTGCAGCGCCTCGTTGCCGCTCGCCTTCACACCGGTTACGCCGTTGAGCATGCCGGCCGGCGACACGTTGGCCACTGCTGCGCCGTTACCGATGAACGTACGGTCCAGACCTTGTGCGGTTGCCTTGAGCAAGTCCGCCTGCACCAGCGCTTCTGCGGCCGGATTCGAAAAGCGGATGAGTTCGTCGGAGAACGCAGCAATCGCGTAGACCTTCGCCCACGTCAGGAAAATGGCGTTGAACTTTGCCGACGTAACCGGGACCGGCTTAGCTTCACCGACCCAGCCAACCGTCGTACCGCCATTCTGTCCTGCGATACGGACATTAAACGGAACCTTGCGGAGATTCAGCCGACCGAGGATCGTTTGCGGGTACAGGAGTTCGATGAAGTCGCCCGCGTAGGTTTCCGGATAAATCAGGTTGCCTGCCCATTCCGCTACCTGCGTCGAGCCTGCGGAGACCGCCGCCTTGACGATGCCGTTTACCACGGCGTCATCCTTGTAATGCTCCTCTGCAAGCATCTTTGCAACGGCAAGGTTGCCGTTCGCCTTCGCGAGAACCATTGCGGTACGCGTGAATGCCGAACCCTTCGGCGCGTTGGTTTCAACCGACACCGCAGACTTCGCAGTGACCTTGATTTCGTTCTCTTGCTTCGGGACGGCGACTGCACGCGCGGCGAGCGACTTCTCCGTTTCCTTGAGCGCGTCCAGTTGCTTCTGGTCGGCCTTGAGAGTTTCGTTGATACCGTCGATTTCTGCGAATTGTTCCGCAGTCAGCGCGATGCCTTCCGTTGCCGACTTCACGACCGTCGTATCGCGCTTCTCGACTGCCGCCGCCATCTTCTCTTGAAGTGCTTTGATTTGTTGTGCCAGAGTCATACGTAATCCTTAGTAAATTGGATAAAAGAAGGGCTTGAGCGCGGCCCGTGGCGCGGTTTCGATTGCTTGGGTTGTTGCCGCGCCGGTCGGCGGGTCTGCTTGCTTGCCTTGGGCGTTACCCTCTGGCGTGGTCGGAGCGGTGTCCGGAATTTCTGAAAGACTCTTGAACGCAGTAATAAGCGCTTCGGGATTGCACGGAATGGCGGTGAGCGATAGCTCGGAGATATCCGCCTTCTTGTAGTGCATGCCCCCGTCGTCCTTGTATGCGTACTCGGTCGGGCGGAAGCGAATAGAGACGCCTTTGATAAGGCCGCTCTTGACGCTATGCCATGCCTCGTCAGTGCGGCGCTTTACCTCTCCTTCCTCATCGACCTTCGGAATCTGCGCACGGAATGGGAGACCCTTTGCGGTCGGTGTTCCGAATTGAACGGTGCCTACCGGCTGGTCGATCTTGTGATTGAGGAGGAGGGGTGTTTCTTTCTGGAACGTGAGGCCCAGCGGCTCTACCACGTCATTTACTCTGTCCGCTGTCGGCGTTGAGGCGATCCCCTCAAATACACGGGAGTCCTCATTTACTGACTTGATGACGACAGCGGAGAACAGCTTGTTGTCTATTCAGACCTCACAATACGAAGAATTGATAGGTGCGCTCTGGTTCTACATCGCTCGCTGCGAGAACCGTTGCCCCAAATGCCATACCCATAGCGACGAGACCGTCGATACGACCGGTTGCTTTTTGCTTGTCTAGCTTCCGGTTTCCGGACGGGTCTCTGTTGACGATGGCGTTAGCTGCGCACATCGTGAGAACCGGCGTTAGGCCGTGTGCAATACGCCCATTGACGAGTTCCACCTCCAGCGCATCGAGCGCCGGGGAGAAGTCCTTGAAACCCTGACCGTGCGGGACCAGTGGTAGCTTCCCACCGTCCTTCGCAGGTGTGTCAGCGTCGATACCGATATCGGAGAACTCCTTTTTGAGGAGGTCGATACGCCATCGGTCGTAAGCGATGGAATGTAGGTTCAAGCCCTCGCAGATATCCGCGATGTCGCGGGCGACGTACGCGTAATCGACAGAGCGGCCGGGGGTTAAGCGGATGAACCCTTGTTCGGCCCAGAGGTCATACGGTGCGCGGTCGCGCTTGGCCCGGTCGCGGATGCCCTCCGCCGGCATCCAGAAATACGGGTGCGCCTGCCATACACTCTCCATGCGTCCGATGAGGACGAGGGAGGTAAGGTCAGTGCGGGACGAGAGGTCCAGGCCGCCGAATACCTGCGTGCCGGGTTCGAACTCCAAAGGCTTCGCGCCGCAGGACTTCCACACATCGCGCGAGATAAACGGTGCGACCGTGGACACGCGCTGATTGAGAATCAGATTGCGGAACGTGTTTTCCACGGAGGGCATGCGGACAGCCTGCTTGGCTTGCTCCTCTACGTCCTTCTCGGACCGGAACACGCCTAGCGCGGGATTCGCCGCCGCCCATGCAGAGCGGTCCATTAGCTCCGCGTCCTGCGGGGCCGCATAGAGACGACAGACGATGTGCGGGTCGTTGCTCTTGAGAGCGTCATCGATCCAGACCGAGAGCAAGTCTGCGTCGTTCGCTGCTTGCGTGCTGATCGCGACTAAGAGCGGTTCCGCGTGTGCGCCTTGGGAGGTAGTTACCGCGTCGATGAAGTCGTCTTGAGGGCCGCGTATCTGTCCAATCTCGTCCAGGATGGCGAGGACTGGGGATAGCCCGTGCGTCGTCTTGGCTTCTGCGGACAGCGCCTTGTATTCGACGTTGAGCGGCAGGCCAACGAGCTTCTTAGCCGACGGGTTGATGCGAACGAGCGGAGCAATCTCGGGCGATAGCTGGACCATCTTGGCCGCGAGATTGAACACCAGGGCGGCTTGGTCGCGGGACATCGCCCCGGAGACAATCTGGCTGTTGAGCTTCGCCTCTGGCCCAATCAGGTGAGCGAGGAGGATGCATGCGATAACCGCGCTCTTGCCGTTCTTGCGGGCAATGCTGAGGTAGGCGCGGCGCGTGCCGTGCGGGTTATCGTAGATCGAGAGAATGAACTCTCGTTGGAACTCCTCGAAGCGGATCGGCTGGCCGACAAGAGCGCCCTCCGGGACGCGGAGGTAACGCTCGCAGAACGCAATTACGCGCTCGCCGCGAGTCTGGGGAATTGTCTGCTTGAGTGGGCCGGGGCTTACTGGATCGCGAATCCTCAATGCGTCAGACCGGGGATTAGTCCGTCATCCGCTTGGGATGCGTTGTGGATGGCTCCGCGTGCTGCTTGCTCTGCGCCCAGCTTCTTGCCGGCGTCTTGGCTGCGGCCTACGGTTGCCTCTGCGTGAACGTGCAGGGCGCGGGATAGAGCGACTGCGCGACGGGTCAGGGTCTCAAGTAGGTTGTGCTTGGGATTCACGACCGGCGTTCCGCGTGCGTTCACCATAATGTCCCCCTCGTCCTCCAGTTCGAGACTGAGGCGGGAGATATCGGCTTGGGTGCGGGCCAGATTAGCCGCAAGGGCTAAGTCGGCGTTGTTCCAGGTCGTAGCCGCTCGGGCCTGCACAATTGCATCCCAGTAGGGCCAATCGTTTTCACGCAACTTGATATGGTCAGGCGGCTTCATTGGGCCAGATGCAGCGGCCTGGGTAGCAGCGACTGCGGTCGTAGTGCTATCGGAGCGGGTTCTCAAATTGTTATTGCTGCCTGTAGAATTGCCCGGACACGGGAGGGGTGATGGGAATTGATCGGCCGTTACAAGACCTGGAGGATGCACGGGCGCATCTTGAAGAAATGCGCAGTGCAAAGACATTTCCCGCGTTTGATCGGGCTTGGGTAAGTGTTCTTGCGGACCTCTCGCGCGCTTGGCATCGCACGCAAAGCTGTGTGAAGCCATACCCTGAGGTGAAAGGGCATCAAACGATGCGTGATGCAATTGCGCTGATCGGAGACGATGGGGATCAACTGCTTGTGTACCTGCGGATGGCCCGGAATACACGGGAGCATGGACTGGTCGACATCACGCGGCACGAACCGGGAGGAATCGCGATCAATCCACCGAAAGGGGAGCAAGGTCTGTACATCCGGCACATGGAGATGAAGGCGGGCCGAATGGTGTTGGACGCGCCGAGAGGGGCGGAGGTAGTATTCCGCGCCGGTCGAGTAATACCCGCAGCGTTCACAGCATTCGGAAAAGAGTATTTTCCGCCCCTGCATCATCTGGGGAAGCCCGTGGATGGTTTTGACGCGATTGCGTTAGCAGAGGCTGGGATTGCCTACTACGATACCGTTATCCGTCAGATCGGGGAGCTACTGGCGGCAGTGGAGGCGGCCTAATATTGGGCTACGCGTGTACGCGTGCGCGCACAACGGAGTAATCCCGCCCACACCCGGATATCTGGCGCAATGCTCGCATCTCTGCTGAGAATACGGACGGGATTAGAGCGAATCCGCGTTATTGGCGGAAATTTTTGCAGTTAGCGATAATTCGCGACTGACCAGCCGGTGTCGCCTTATCGGGGAATCGCATTTTTGCCTACCCCCCCACCACGCCAACCACATTATCGACGGCGTGTCAATGGAAAATCGTTGTATTTGTGCGAATAGTCGATATTTCTGCGATATCTGCGTATCTACTGCTGCATAGCTCACTGTAGCAATCACTGGGATAACCACAGTAACCGCATTGAGATATCTACGAGCACCAATAGATAATCGAAAGGAGTAGTAGGCCGAGAAGTAGATCGATTGGCATCTAGTTATTCCAATGATGAGAGCTATCCATAGGTAGACCATCTACAGAGCTACCAGACTTAAGAACATATCCTCTATCAGTAGCTGTTTTCTTCTTATGACAGTCTATGCAGAGCAATTGCATATTCTCATCATCATTGGTTCCACCATCTTCTAAAGAGATGATGTGATCTACCTCACCAATGCGTACAGCTATTCTGCATTTCTGGCAAATATATTTATCTCTAAGCCTAATGCGCTGGCGTTGCTTAACGCCTGCTTCTCCTCTTAGGCGAGAATATTTATTAATCTTCTTGATAGCTCAATCTCCTCGCTCGCTTCGCTCGCTCGGATAGAACTACCGTGCGTATTCTATGGATGAACAGGGTTCGCCTTGCACGTACCTGGGGCATCATCCGGCATGCCTACCGATCGGGTGAGGGTCGCCCTCTCCTAAGCTGTGGGGTATTTTATATCGTGAAATGCGAGGGGCGGGACCCTTGCTGCGCCTGTGTTTCAGGGAAGCTACGCGAGAGCCTTTCCGGATGCTTCCGACTTAATCACGCAGAGGCTAACAAGCGCCCAAAGCCAGTTGATAGTGCCAATGACGAGGAAGAACTTCGAATAGAAGCCGGTTGTTGCGTCCAGGAGGAACGCAATCATAAAGATAATGAGTTTGGCTGCGCCTTGCCCATTATATCCGGCGTAAAAGTCGTGGAATCCCATTGAGCCAAAGAGGAGGCCAAGAATAATGTACGTGCCTCTGGGTTTGGCTACAGAAACGACTTGAGGCGCATTATTCGCGACTTCACTATTACTGTCTGTCACTGCGATTGGATAGCCGCAAGAAGGACAGGCCCGGGCCTGATCCGACACGGATGTCTTGCACTCCGGGCAATTGATTAGCGCCATGATTTTTCCCGTAGAAATATCCACGGACGTTACATGGCGCTTACTGGGTTGTCAAATCTGGCGGCTGTACCAGACTGGGACGCCTGCAAGCTCGACGCCGGAGCCTTCTTCCAAGGAGGTATCGAAGGACGGATAGCGCGGGTTGTCCGGCATCACTCGAATCACATTGTTTGGAAGTACCTGCACACGGCGAACCACCATCACTTCATTGATGTACAACGCATAGAGACCGTCCTTTACGGGGCCTTGAGGGTTGAGGTTCACAAGGATGTTATCAGCTCGGTTGAACGTTCCTTCCATTACATCATCGTCCACGCGGAGCACGATGAGTTCGTCTGTGTGCACCTGGAGATACTTTTCAACCCAGTACCGGCGGAACGCCATCGTTACCTGTTCATCTGTATCGGTGCGCGGATAGCGCGGGATGTATACGAACTCGTCAGCAGCGTCTAAAGGACTCGTAGAACGCTCAGTAATGATAGTCGGGTAGAGCAAGTCCTCACCAAGTAGCCAACCAATTGCCTTACCAGTCTCGTCACGGAACCTACGCAGCGTCTCCAGGCCCGGAACCTTCTGACCGCTCACCATGTTGTAGAGCGTTTGGCGAGGGAAGCCGTGTTCTTTACCCCAGCCGTAGAGGTCGTCGGTGCCGATAGCCTCCCGAAGTCGCGCAAAGAACACTTCGAACTCCGCGACGGAATCTACCGAGTTTGGTGTGTTTTCCTTAACTTGGTTGAGGTCTACCGGTTGATTTTGCATGCTCAGGCCCTTGTAAGTTGCTGATTCTACTGAAGTATAGTCAAAATCTACCGACAAATCAACATCAATGCAAAATTACAAGTAGATGATGTGTACAGAAATCGGTGAAGTTCGTTCCGTGGTCAGCGATGACCTACCGGAAGTGGATATATTCTAACAGATTCAGTTGGGAGTGTACATTTTTAGGTAGATTTGTAAGTGTTCATTTAAAGATGAATGCGGCGACACGGTTACGGCCTACCAGCCCGGCGCGTAAGTCCTCCAAGGAGGCGAGAACGGGATAAAGAGTCGGAGTCGCGGAGGGAATTCAAGGCATAGCAGTACGCCACGGAACAATGCGACGCCGGGGTACAGACAACACACCCGGCACGATCTTAGCGATATGGGCGCCAGCCGCTGACAGAGCTTTGAAACCGCAGTACGCAAGAGGCCGAAAATCTGGAGTAGGCCACGCCCGTAAGGGCGTGCATGTCTTTAGGGCATGTGAGCGGGTGGATACCGGGGTAGCGTCCGGCACGGCTAAATGCAGTTCGCCTATATCGCACGGTTCGTAGAGCAGGTTCCGACGAGCCTGTTCCATCAACCGAACAACAAGAGAGCGTATGACTGAACACATTCCGCAGTATGCAGGCCGGGATAACCACACGTCGGCGGAGACCAGCCGCGAACCTTACGAGGAGAACCGCACGGAGGGCCGGACGCACCACGCGAGCCGGATGAGCAGCATCGAAGAACTGCGTAAAGCAGGGGCAGCATGGAGGAACAAACTCCTCAACTGATCCGCACCAAAGAAAGAGCCCGTGGGCGAACCTCCACGGGCCAACGCTTAACGCGCTGAGTATCGGATTTCCGCCTGTATTGTTGCCGTTCTAAGGCGCAACGATACGTCAACTTTGGGTTGATCTAACGGAAACGCGATTTGTAACGCCAACAGTGCTAGATGGGTGGCTACCGAAATTAGCACTGCGGTGGTAACTGCCACGACGACGTTGCTCAGTTTGGATTTGCTCCTGGCAAATCTCCTCTAAGACGTACCGAAACACCCTGTGCCTACGCCAACGGGCTCCGGCCGGAAGCTGGATAAGCAGCCCACGGCGATTGTACCGTGATCAATGACGAGGGCATTGATTTCATCCATTCAATAAATTAGGAATACATATGACTCAAATCCGCAAGCCGCTGGACCTGAACCGCACGCACACCGTCGGCCGCTTCCTCAACGAGAACCCGGAAGCTAAGAAAGTCGTCGTCGGCAATCGTCGCAACGCACTGCGCGCCTTCTTCCACATCGGCCCGGATAACCGTATGCCCTTCAACGGCGGCGTTCGTCGTGGCTCCACGCTGGGCCGTGGCGCGGGATTCGATATCTCCTGCAAGGCGCGTGCTGCATGAACCAACGCGCCGTACTCAAGGAAGCACACGTTGCAGGCGCTGCGGTCTCGTACCACGAAGCATCGGAAACGATCCAGATTGACGGGCATCGATGGGACCGGTGGGCCGCGCTGCGGAATTGCCGCGAACCCAAGCCGTTCGTCTCGTATCGCGCTCGGTCGCTGCGCGGCAACGTCGCGGGGCGCATCCAGGCGGGCTACTCCGTGGTTCACGCGGGGCATTGATGGACGAGGCAGAAGCAATCAGGGCGTTTGCTCGCGAATGGAACCGGCGCGAACTCGATAGGAATCGCGCTTAAGTTTCGCCGCACAGATTAGGACTACTTTAGACATTAGGAAAAGGGATTGACGATGAGCAAGGAATTCAAGGTAGGTCAGACCGTACGGGTTGGCAATTCGATGATGCGGGACTTCTACATGCGTAAGGGTCTCAATCCAGACTGTCTTGTAGTAGACCGTCTCGACTACAAGAACGATCCGATCATGAAGGGAGAAAGCAACACGGAGAACTACGGCTTTCGTAGTGAAAACTTCGACCTGATCGAACGAGCGTCAGCGTTCACGGCAGGCAACAAATTACGTATCACGTTTGACGGCTTCCATCCCGCCCGCATGTGGGGCAAGGGCGCTGTGGTCGAGTTCATCGAATACTCACTGTCCGCAGGCCCTCAGGCGTGTCGTGTAAAGACGCACGACGGGGTAGTCGGCATTATCGATGCAGACCGGCTCGAACGGATCGAGGAGCAGCCGCAACCTGAACCCACGACCGAATTCCGCATCCGCAAGCACGGGACCGCACTCCGTGAAGTTCGGGGCATAGCGTTCGCCACGCAGCAGGAAGCGGAGCAAGCAGTCTCGCGCTACACGCCGGGTAGCGTCTACGAGATTGTCGAGGTCAAGGTTGTTCGTACCGTGAAGGTCGAGCAGGAAGTGCGTGTGATCGACTACAAGGAGGCTGCGTAATGGTGAAAGTTGGCGACAAAGTACGAAACGTTGGTGAAACCCGCGATACGTGGAACGGCAAGGACGGTCCCATCATCGGCGCAGAGTACACGGTTGATCGCGTGTCCTGTTGCGGAGGCTATATCGGATTTGCAGAGTTTCGTAGCCGTTACCGGGCCATGCACGCGCAGCCCACCGTTACGAGGTGATCTCAACGGAGGAAAAGCCCGGTTTCGACCTCCTGTCCGCCATGACCGGGAAGCCGCTCAAGTTCCGCTCCGGATGTGACGTGAAGTTCATCGCGTACTCGCCGGACGCAAAGCCGCATTGCCAACTGGTCCTGTTGAACCCGTCCACGGGTAACATCGTGACTCGGTACGCGAACGGCAAAGCGAGCGACGAGCCGCATAACGATCCGGGCGATATCCTCGTAGCGGAGGCCGCGTGAAATTTCAGACCCTGGGCGATGGAAGCACGCTTGTTGTTGAGCGCGCCGACCTGATCGCAGTCGCACGGGACGGAGATGGATGTAGCGGGTGCGTATTCGACGAGGGCGAGTTCCAAGAGGACTGTTTCGAACATGCTTGCTTCGCAGAAAACTTTCCCGAGGGACACTTGCTGCGAGATACGCCGCATCGAATCATCTGGGTCCGCAAGGATTGAAAATCGCTTTCTACGTCGTGTGTCTCGCGGCGTTTCTCGGCGGAGCGATTACCGGATGTGCGTATGACCTGAGCCGTACTTGGTCGGCGTGCATCGTGACGACGCCACACAAATTCACCTGTCACTGACCTCTAACTACTAAGGACTACATGGCAAAGACTATCGCTGAACGAATCGCGGATTACCGCGCGAAGGCCGCTGACTACACGGCGAAAGCCGACGCACTCGAAACACAAGAGAAGGCCGCCGCTGCGCTGGACGCGCTCAAGCAGGGCGACACGATCCGCTTCAACTACGGTCGCGGCGAGACGCGTGGCGAGTTCGCCGGCGAAGTGCGCGCAGTGTTCGACACGGACAAGGGCAAGGGCATCAAGGTAATCAAGGGCAGCGGTGCGGACGAAGAAATCGTAACAATCCGCCCGGGCGACATCGTTGCTATCGGTGAGGAAGTACGGGAGACCCCCGCGCCGGAAGCAGAGGTGAAGCAGGGCGCGGGTGAATTCGCACCTACCGATCCGTTGGCAGGAATCGAGTGAACATCAGAGTCCACAAACGCGACTTTACGACCGAGGATTTTCCGGACGTGGAGCGGGTTCGAAAAGGTTGGAGCGGTGAGGTCATGATCGAGAACAGCGACTACGACGAGCTTGCCCGCTTCGAGCGAGACGACATCACCTCAATCGAAATCCGAGTTTAAGGAGACCACATGCACAAACTTACGGCCGCCCTCCTGGCAGGCTTCGCAGCAGTCAAAGGACTTAGCGTCCGAATCGCGGCGCGTGTTCACGCGTTCCTGATCGCAATGCACATCGCGAATCTCCGCAAGTTGATCGAGCGAGCGGATAAGCGCGTTCGCCAGTACGACGACCTCATCCGCTACCACAAGGCGGCAGGCATTGAGGCGGAATCGCGCGCGGACGAAGCGGCGCGAGCGGCGGACGCGGTGAAGCGAACGGCGCTCATCGAGGCAATTTCGCACGGAGCGACGCTGTGAAGCTGCTGCCATGCATCTTCCTCATTCTCCTCGCGTTGAAGCTGGCGGGGATTGGTGTTGTCGCTACATGGTCCTGGTGGCTCGTAACGATGCCCCTCTGGATCGGTATCGCTCTTGCAGCCGGACTTTTCGTTTTCGCTGCGGTGCTGGGCGGTTCTCTGTCGGCACTTGCCGCATTCCTTCCGCGTAAGCGGCGGCGTTAAGTAGGAGGTGCGTGCTGGAATCAAAAGAATGGTTGCAGCACGCCCAAGCCCTCCCAGAGGGCGGCAGTAGAAAGATTCCGCACGATTGCGGCCCCGGCGATTGCCTGCACATCAACCATAAGCGGGATGGCTGGGCCGCCTACTGCCATAGGTGTGCATACAAGGGCTGGGTTCCACGTCCGGCAGAAAGCCTCACGGAAAGGCTTGCCCGTCTGCGTCGAATGAAGGCCGCAGAGGAGGCCGTAGTCGCTAGTCCGACCTTGCCCCTTCCCTCAGAAAAGAACCCGTCAGCGTGGCCGCTGGAGGCCCGCGTGTGGCTCTACAAGGCAGGCATCTCGAATCAGGAAATTGAGGCGCTGGGGTTCTTCTGGAATCCACGCATGCAGCGCGTCGTATTACCGGTACGGGACGAGATGGGCGAGGTCGTGTACTGGCAGGCCCGAACACTCGACAGGACGAATCCCCGGAAGTATCTCAACCCTCACGTGGATAAGCGGCGGCTCGTTGCGCGGTACGGTGATGGGCCGCTGATCGTGCTGACTGAGGACTTGCTATCGGCGTACAAGGTCGCGACTCGCGGCGGTGTCTCTGGATGGTGTTTGCTGGGGACAAAGATATCCGACTGGATCGCGGCGGAGTTGATCCGTTCAGGTAAGCCGGTCGCAGTATGGCTCGATCCGGATAAGGCAGGGCAGACAAACGCAGCAAAGATTATCAAGCAGCTTCGGGCGTACGGCATTGCCGCGCGCAACGTAGTTTCAAGTAAAGACCCGAAATTGTTGAACAGAGAGGAAATACATGAGCACGTCCAAACTTAGCCCGCGTTTCGTGGAAAAGGAAGTCACGATGGTCGAGAGCGTGCGCGATGGGGTAACGCTCAATCTCACTGACGAAGAGGGACGAATGCTCGTCGCCCTCGTCGGAAAGACCGGCGGAACCGAACTCAGAGAGGTCTATGCTGCGCTGGTCCGGGAGTACCGGGACGACACGTACAAGGCCGTTTCTGCGTTTGACGGAAAGCCCCTGCCGACGATTCACATCAAGGCTGCTTAACGCTTGTCCATCGAGGTAACACTCCTCCAGCTTCTCAAGTACCGCGAGCGTTACGAGAGGCTGGCGAAAGCAGTACCAACGGCAGCACTGGAAGCAAAGTCCGTCGTCATCCTGGGCGACTACGGGAAGTTCTTCACGGAGTTTCCAGACCAGCAGCGCATCGAGCTTGAGCCGTTCATGCTGTGGTTCGGGACGTTCGCACACCCGACGCTCACTGCGGAGCAACTCGGGCTTTACCGCGCGCTGCTGGGGCGAGTCCTCAACGAGGATTGCGACCCGTCGCTGGAAGCCGGAATCATGGAACGCCTAGTAGCGGCAGAGACCGCAAACCGCGTTACGTCGCTGATCGAGAAGTACAACAACGGCGACGAGGTAGACCTCTACGTATCCCTCCGGGACGAGATTGAGCGGTTCGAGCAGAACACGAATCGCAAGGTGCGCGTTCCGTGGATCAACGAGGACATTGATTCGATCCTGCTGGACGATAAGGACGATCGGGGATTGCACTGGCGGCTGGACTGCCTGAACACGGTAATGCGTCCGCTTCGCGGCGGTGACTTCATCGTGTTTGCGGGGCGTCCTGACAAGGGCAAGACGACGGGCATTTCGTCCGAGATTACGTACATGGCGAATCAGTTTGACGCCTACTACGGACCCGATAACGGTCGTTACGTCCTCTGGATGAACAACGAAGGCCCAGGGCGGCGCATCGTCCAACGCACCTACCAGAGCGCGCTTAACGCGACGATGGCGGAGCTAATCCGCATGTCGAATAACGGGACGCTCAAGGACAAATACGCGGACGCTGTTGGTGGTGTCGATCGTATCCGGATCATGGATGTTCACGACTTCTGGAATTACGAAGTCGAGGACATCATGCGCCGCTGTCCGCCGGGACTCGTCGTAATGGACATGGTTGACAACATCAAGTTCGGCGGGCAGGCGTTGAACGGCGGGCAGCGCACTGACCAATTGCTAGAGGCTCAGTATCAGTGGGCGCGTCTTATGGCGGTGAAGTACGACACGCCAATTATCGCCACGTCGCAAATCTCGGCGGACGGTGACGGGATGCAGTTCCCCACGCTACCCATGCTCAAGGACAGCAAGACAGGGAAACAGGGAGCGGCAGACGCAATCATCACCTTGGGCGCGTCGAACGATCCTTTCTACGCCTCGTCACGCTGGATCGGCATGACGAAAAACAAACTGCGCCGTCAAGGTGCGCCCCAATCACCCCAAGCAGAAGTCATGTTCGACGGCGAACGTGGCCGACTGCTTATGCCTGTGGAGACTGCATGAGGGAAGTCAAGATTTACGCAACGATCCAGTACCAGCCGGAGCCGCGAGAAGGTTTCGGAGACGACGTGCCGGACGCAATCATCGCAGCGAAATGCGATGACATCGCAAGCGCCCTGGGCGGCGAAGTGATCGACCTGGAGATTAAGTGAGGTACGGCGTCATCCGCACGCAAATCAAGGAAGGCGCGGACGTTCGCACGCAACCACTGCACATCCTTTCTCACGGAACGTTGGTTCGGGTTCTCCGGCCTGTCGCCTGTCCAGTGGGTATCGAGGTGGAGACCATGTACCCGGTGTTTGGTAGTTGGTACGAGAAGTACCGGCACTGGACGCAAATCGTTGACCGGGACGACTTCTACGAGCTTCCCCAATGGCTCGGCCCGTTGCTGGAGTGGTTTGCGCCGAAGTTCCAGCGCACCCGCGAATGGCTCGGTTGGGCGTAGCCGAACTCGTCGGCGGTATCTGCCTAGTGATTCAACTGCCTTGGATGGTGGGCGGAACTGGGTTCCTTGTCTGGGAAATGATTCAACAACTTACGGAGAAGAATGACACGACCACTCTATGACGCCGTGTACGTCGTCGTGAACGAACGCGGTGAGCCTGCATACGTGGGCGACAAAGGTGCGCCGATCTACTCGCGGAAGTATGACGCTGTACGGAAATGCCCGCGCGGCGGGAGGGTGTTGCGGTTCTGGCTTGAAAGCCCGGATGTCGTACACGAAGGCTCGCAGCGTTGAGCGGGATTCCGCAGGGGTTCAAGCCGAATCTGGCTGCGACCCTGATGAAACCGGAGCTTATCAAGTTCCCGGTATGGGCCTCGCCCAAGATTGACGGTATCCGTTGTGTGTTCTTCGGCGGTGTGGCGTATAGCCGCTCGCTCAAGCCGATCCCGAATCCGGTAGTGCAGGAGTTCGCCGCAGCGTATGCGCGCCTTCTGGAAGGTCTTGACGGCGAGCTTACGGTCGGTTCCCCGACCGACACCAACTGCATGCAGAACAGCATGGCGGTTATGAGTAAGTCGGCCGAGCCGGATTTTACGTTTCATGTGTTCGACTGGTTCCCGCTGCGGATTCCAACTCGTTCCGATGAGCTGGGCTACGACCGCCGTAGCGAGATTGTAGAGCGACGCATTGCTGAGTTCTACGACCGGTGTCCGGAAGCGGACATTAAAGGCGTCCCTCAGCACCTCTGCGTATGTGCCGACGACCTGGACAAGCTGGAGGCGCGTTTCCTCGCAGACGGCTACGAAGGAATGATGATCCGCGCCCATGACGGCAAGTACAAGTGCGGCCGAAGCACGGAGCGCGAGGGCGGTCTCGTCAAGGTGAAGCGGTTCGTAGACGGCGAGGCAGTAATCGTTGGCTTCGAGGAGGAAATGCACAATGCGAACGAGGCAAAGCGGGACGCGACAGGCCGAACGGAGCGCAGCACCTCAAAGGCTGGTCTGCACGGTAAGGGAACGCTTGGTGCGCTCGTCGTGAAGAACGAAAAGGGCATCGTATTCAACATCGGTACGGGCTTCACGGCTGCACAACGCGCGGACTACTGGGCCAATCATCCCAGTCTGTTCGGGAAGATCGTCAAGTTCAAGCACTTCGACCATGGAACGGTGGACGCGCCGCGTCATCCCGTTTTCATTGGCTTCCGCCATCCGGAGGATATGTAATGGCACGTCTCTATAACGGGCACACGCTCGTAGAGCTTGAGGAGATTTGCCAGCACTGCGAGCGCGAGCAAACAGAAGGTCTAGATAGCCTCTACGGCGACGAGTCGGAAAGCCCGCGTATCGTGCTTGCGCTGATCGCACGCGTTCGAGAGCTAGGCGGTACAGACTAATGTCGCATATACCAAAGCTGTCTCCTTATGTCCCGCCACCGCGTGCGCTTAAGGTTCCAGAGTGTGAGGTGCGCGAGTTGCGCGAGCGCACCGTTATGCACTTCATCATTCAGGGCTGTTCTGCCTCGCATGCGATAGCGGAAGCGGTACGCGTGTGTAAGTTTATCGAGGAGGGTAAGTAATGGGCGTCATTTGGCTTTGCGTGTTCGTCATGCTGATTGTCATCCTCAGTACTTGATGACGCCAGCAATACTCACTGCGAGCGGGCGCTACTTCGACTTTCTGTCGCCTGATCCGGAAAGCATCGTAATCGAGGACATCGCTACCGCACTGTCGCGCATCTGTCGATTCACGGGGCATACCAAGCAGTTCTACAGCGTCGCACAGCATAGCGTCCTGGTGTCGTTTCTTGTGCCCCCGGAGTACGCCTTGCAAGGTCTCTTGCACGATGCGTCGGAGGCATACCTAGGCGATGTGTCCAGCCCGCTTAAGCAACTTCTCCCGGACTACAAGGCAATCGAGCACCGAGTAGAGCGCGCGATTCTGGAGCGCTTCGGGCTTTCGTTCCCGCTGCATCCGTCGATCAAGGCGGCAGACTTGACCGCGCTTGTTACGGAGCGTCGATGGATGATGCCTGAGCCTGCGGAACACTACCGAGTCATGGACGCTATTGCATGGGAGTGGACGAATGGTGTTCCGATTGCTCCGGAGAGCTTCGATACCTCGTTGGCGTTTTCGCCTGCCGTCGCACAGGCCGCGTTCATGGATCGGTACAACACGTTGACCAAGGAGGGCTGACATAACGTATTGCGTCTGGGACGTGGAGACCACGATCAAAGCCTACATGAAGCGCAAGGCGTCTCCATTCCTCCCTGAAAATTTCGTTGTGGTCTCCGGCTGGAAGCGCAAGGGCGGAGAGGTCATGGCGGATTACTTCGGACGTGGCCCGCGCCCGTTTGATTGGTTCACGAAACTCCTCAAAGATACGACGCTGCTTGTCGGCGTGAACATCAAGTTCGACTTGCTGCATGCACTACGCGAGCCGCAGAACCTTGATGCCTGGATGGAGTTCGTAGCGCGAGGCGGGAACGTGTGGGACTGCCAGCTTGCGGAATACCTGTTGCGAGGTATGGAGCCGACATCGCACATGCTGTCTATGGACGAAATGGTCGTGTCCTACGGCGGCAACGTGAAGATTGATGAGGTCAAGGCGCTGTGGGAGGCTGGCGTAGATACGCCGGACATCGACAAGGATTTGATCCTTCGATACCTCTGCGGCGATGAGTCGGGCCTTGGCGACATCGGCAACACGGAAAAGATTTTCCTGGGCCAGCTTGTGAAGGCTCGCAAGTCAGGACAGGTTAAGTCGATCCTCCTCAATATGGGGAGCCTGTTGTGTACCGTCGAGATGGAACGCAACGGGATGTATGTTGACAAGGCGCTTGGTCTGCGTCTCGCTGCGGAGCTTGAGGAGCGTTTGACAGCGATTACGGCGGAGCTTCGTGCGTACCTGCCGGATGACTGTCCGTTCGAGTTCAACTGGTCGAACCGCTATCACCTGTCACCGCTGATCTTCGGCGGCACGGTGAAGTATCAGAAGCGGACGGAAACGCTAGACGATGCAGGCAACCTCCAGTACTTCCAGAAGGACGTGGAGTACCTGTATCTCAAGCATAAGTCGCGCGTTGTAGACGGGAAGGCCGAGCCGGAAATGATGCCCGTTTCCGAGTGGCACAAGCTGGACCATCCGCCCGAACCAATCCGCTTTCTAAGCGGTAAGAACGCCGGGGAAATCAAGACCAAGAAGGTCAAGGTTCCAGACCTGGAGCGCGGGCCTAAGACGGCTATCCGGGACTTTTACTACAAGTTCCCAGGTTACACGACGCCGGACGAGATTTGGGCCAGCAGCACGCCGGGGCTGTACAGCGTGTCGAGCGACGTTATCGAAGCACTGGGGAACCGAGATATTCCTTTCCTCAAGACGCTGGCGAACGTCGCGAAGCTGGGGAAAGACCTTGGTACGTACTACATAACCACGGACGAAAAGACCGGGCAGCAAAAGGGCATGCTCACGCTGGTTGGTGACGACGGGATCATCCACCAGAAAATCAATCATACGTCCACGGTTACAGCGCGGTTTTCAGAGCAAGACCCGAACCTACAAAACGTATCCGGTGCGGGCAAGTCGCAGGTTAAGAGCGTGTTCGTATCCCGCTGGCTTGCCGATGGTCAGGTTGTGCAATCTGACTTTACGTCGCTGGAAATCTTTATCCAAGCGATCCTCACGGGCTGCAAACAGCTTATCGATGACCTGCGTGCAGGCCTGGACATGCACTGCGTTCGCGTGTCGCAGAAGGAGGGCATCACGTATGAGGATGCCGTACTCAAGTGCAAGGGTGATCCATCGCGAGGCATCGCACCGTTACCGGACTGGGAGAAGAAACGGAAGGGCGCGAAGGAATTCAGTTTTCAGCGTGCATACGGTGCGGGGGCGGCAGGTATCGCGGCGTCTACTGGGATGCTTCTGGAGGATGTGCAGGCGCTTATCAAGGCGGAGGAAGTGCGTTACCCGGAGTTGTCAGCGTACAACGTAGCTAAGACAGAGCGCATCAAAAAGTCACGCCGTCCGACCAACAACATTCAGCCGCATCCGGAAGTTAATGGTTTGATGTGTCAGCTTGGTAAGGGCTACAGCGTCACGCCGGACAACAAGGTTTACAGCTACCGCGAGTCGCCAGCCCCTGCATGGCTCGTCCGGCAAGGCGGTATGCCGCAGTCATTCAGCCCGACGGAGATTGCGAACTATGAGGTTCAAGGCACGGGTGGCGAATGGGCCAAGGCTGCAATGTGGCTCGCAATTCGCGCGTTCTATGCCCGGAAGAACTTCGGCGGTCTCGCGCTCCTGGTCAACCAGGTTCACGACGCGCTGTACAAGGACGCACACAAGTCCGTCCTGTTCGAATCGAGCGCGCTCCTCCATGCCTGCATGCTCGCCGCGTCGGACTTCATGGAGTGGTATTTCGGCTGGAAAATCCCGGTCCCTGTCCCGAGCGTCACGGTACACGGCGACAACATGATGGAAGAAAACGCCTTTGCGGGCGACTTCGAAGAACGCGCGGAGCAATTCCGCGTTGAACTTCGTCAGCAGTACATGGGCGGCTACACGCCGTCTTTCATTCACTAACATTAAGGAACTCTATACACTTGGCATACGACCTCAAAGCGAAGATTGCAGAAGCAAAGAAAACCGGCCCGAACATGAACGAGGCGCAGGCAGGCGGCGAATACACGCCCCCGGCTGCGGGTATCGCGCGCGCTCGGTTCGTCGGCTATTTCGAGCTTGGCACGCATGAGGAAGAATTCGAGGGCAAGAAGCGCGACCGCGAAAAGGTCGATCTTGTCTTTGAACTGAGCGGCCCGAATCACGAACCAATCAAGGCCGCAGACGGGACACTGATCCCGATTCGTATCACGGCGCAAGAAACCCTGAGCTTTAGCGAGAAGGCGCATTTCTTCAAGCTGTTTGCGGCGATGAACGCAGCGCACGGCGGTACGGCTACGCACATGGCCGAACTGCTGGGTAAGCCGTTCATCGTGGAGATTTTCCACCGCAAGAGCAAGGACGGTAAGCGCACGTATGCGAACCTTCGTGGCCCGAACGGCTACAACGTGAAGGGCACGACGGTGCAAGATCCACTGTCCGGTAAGCCGGTCCTGGTCGAGGTCGCAGCAGCAATTACGGATGTGAAGGCGTTCATCTGGGACGTTGCCGACATGGAAATGTGGAACTCGATCTACATTGCCGGCGAGTATCCGGAGCGCAAGGACGAAAAGACGGGTGAGGTGATTTCGAAGGCTCGTTCGAAGAACGTGATTCAAGAAAAGATCATGTCCGCGAAGAACTGGAAGGCGAGTCCGCTTGCTTCCGTGGTTGCCGCTGGCGGCCAAGAGCCGGACCTCCCGGACGCAGAGACGCCGGAGCGCGATACGCCGGAGAACGAAGCAGCAGCCGACCCGCTGGCCGCTATCGGTTGATCGAGGCTCTACGCGCAAAGATAGCGCGCGCGGCGGAGGAGTGTCCCCAGTTTGGCGCGGGGACATTCCCGCCCGTCGAGCCGGGGCGCGTTCTCCATCTGGACGGCGACTATCTAGCCTACTACGCGGCAGGGAACGACGACACACAGCCGGGAGCGGCGCGACGGAATGCGTTCGAGCGCATCGAGTCAACGCGGCTGCGCACGGGATCGGAATCCGTCGTCGTTCACCTGTCCGCGAGTGGATGCACGAAAGCACACCGGTTCCTCATCGCGACTGTGAAGCCGTACCAAGGGCAACGCCACAAGCGCAAGCCGCGCAACTGGCAGTTCCTCCGGGAAGTCCTTGAGCATTACGAGGGACCGAACTTCCGCCCGAAAGTCTGGGTAACGCGGGAGGCCGATGACGGCATGGCGCATTGCTCGCACCTGTCCGACATCGCTATTTCGACGCGAGACAAGGACATGCGGATGCTTCCGGGCCTGCACATCAACTGGATGTCCTGGGAGCTAACGACGGTCCCCCGCGGCGCGTTCGACGTGATCGGCACGGACGGATTGCAGTACGGATCGAAGTGGTTCTATCTGCAACTACTCCAAGGCGACACGGCCGACAACATCCCCGGACTGCCCGTGCTGTTCGGTCAGCAATGCGGCGAAGCGCGCGCCGTGAAGTACCTCGCCGGAGTCACGAGTGCGGAGGATGCTTACGACCGTGTACAGACCGCATACGCCGACCATTACGGCGCGACATGGGCTGATGCCCTAATCGAGCAAGCGGCCCTCCTATGGCTGCGTACAGACGCCCAAGCAAGTATTGCAAACGTCGCGGAAGCCTTTCCCGACTGCCCCCACGTCAAGCGCGCTCTAGAGCGTCTGGAATCGCGCGTAACACAGGAGTTGAATGACCTTCAAAAAATTGTCCAAGGCTGACTTGGCGGACTACCGCGAGAAGTTGCGGAAAGAGCAGGGCAACCGATGCCCGATTACGGGATGGCATCTTACCGACGACATCGTAGCGGACCATTGCCACAAAACCGGGATGATGCGGGCGGCGCTGCCGCGCTGGGTGAATGCGGTGTTGGGCCGCGTGGAGAACTGGGCGGGGCGTGTGGGTGGCGGTGTGCCGGTGCCTACGTTCCTGCGGAAGTGTGCCGACTACATCGAGCATTACCAGCTTTTCCCGTCGTTCGTGTTCCACCCATTGCACAAGACGCCGGAGGAGAAAAAGGAGGCCGCGAAGAAGAAAGCAGCGAAGCGACGCGCGGCGAAGAAAGCGGAGGTCGGCAAGTGAGAAAGAAGCCCCGCATTCTGTCCTTGGACATCGAGACCTCCCCGATTCTCGCGCACGTATGGTCGCTGTGGAAACAGAACGTATCGTTAAACCAGATTCACAGCGAGTGGTGCATTTTGTCCTTTTGCGCGAAGTGGCTGGACGATCCGCGCGTGATCTACCACGACACCAGCAGGCAGCGTAACAAGGAGGACGACCGACGCATTGTTCGCAAGCTGTGGAAGCTGCTAGACCAAGCCGATATCGTCGTCGCACAGAACGGCGTCAAGTTCGACGTGCGGAAGATCAACGCGCGATTCATCTTGCTCGGCATGCAACCGCCGTCGCCGTTCCGCGTTGTCGATACGATGCTGGAGGCCCGGAAGCATTTCGGGTTCACGTCGAACAAACTGGAATGGCTCACGGCGAAGCTGTGCAAGACTCACAAGAAGCAAAAGCACGCGCAGTTTCCCGGCTTCGAGCTTTGGCGCGAATACCTTGCGGGCAACCCAGCAGCGGCGGCCGAAATGCGGGCGTACAACACGGATGACGTGCTGAGTCTTGAGGAGTTGTACCTCGTCCTCCGGCCGTGGATCACGGGGCATCCGAACGTCGGTAACTACGACAGCGCTGTAGGCGACGGGCCGAAGTGTGACCGATGCGGAAGCACGAACGTTCGCCGGAAGGGTCTCCGCTATACCCAGGTCGGACAGTACCCGCGCTACCACTGCCAAGCATGCGGCGCGTGGAGCCGTGGCCGCCTGACGGTGAATTCAAAGCAGCATAAAGCGAACCTCTTGGTCAGCTAGTGACCGTTCCAACTTTCTACCAATGCGGGTATGTCGCGGCGTCGGAGGGATTCGACGTTGGCGACGTTCCATTCGGGCGCGGCACAGAGGGCCGTGTCGAGTGGCTACGTGGATTCCATGCCTATCTAGATGAAAGCACTTCTGATTCATGCAGCAGAGGAAGCGGCGGAGTTCACGCAAGCCGCGATGAAGAACGCCCGGAGTGATTGGGGCAGACGGAAATTGACCGACGAGGCCGCCGATTTGGCGGCTTTTGTTTTGGTGATGCAGGAGCGCGGCGCAATTGATCCAGAGCGATTCGGGAAGCGGCTCGCGAAGAAGCTGAAAAAGATGAGGAGGAAGTACGGGCGATGAAAATGTGTAGCGAGTACCAAGGAACAAACGGCGGTCACAAACAATGGTGTTCACAGTATGTCGGTATGCGGGAGGGTGAATCCCCGACGGATTACTGGAATCGCGTCTCAAACGGCCGTGTCCGGATCGGCGCTCTTGCATCCACAAAGGGCATGAAGTTCGACGGCGGCAAGCCACGTTTCGACCTGCTGGAGTTCGGTTGTCCGGATGCGCTCTTGGGCGTCGTCAAGGTGATGACTTGGGCTATCGAGGTGAAGGGCTACGAGCCGCATTCGTGGCAAGGCGTCAAGGACGCATACACGCGCTATACGGCGGCGATCCGGCGACACCAAAACGCGAAAGCGCGCGGCGAGACACACGACCAAGAATCGGGATTCCCGCACGACTGGCACATCGCAACGAACGCGCTGTTCCTCGCGCAGCTTCAGCACAACGCCGATGCAGCGTAAGCCCGTCTACTACAAGGACACGCGCGTAGCGCCGAACAGCGACCTATACGCCGCGTTGCAGGAAGCGAAGAACCCGAACGCATCCGCAGCGGATCGAAAAGAAGCTGCAGCTCGCGCGGAACGCATCTATCAAGACTGCGAGCGGGAATATCAACGGACGTACAAGGGGAAGATTTGAAGGAAATCGTAGCTAAAGCATTCATCGCAGCGTCGCTGCTGGACGTGCTGGGAATGCATCAAGACCAGACCGCCAGGGAGGTTCAGGAGTTCATCAAGGCGCACCCGGAGTTGGACGCCGCCATTATGCAAGCGCTGGACCTCCCGGAGACTGAAGCAGTGATCACGGAGATTGCACGGACCGCCGCGCGGGAGGTGCTGGAACTGCTCAAGAAGCATGTGAGCGAGGCTGCTTGAGCGTCGTTCAAGCCTGCATCAACCAAGCGGCCTATAACGCGTTCTACGATCTGGCCGCGTGCGCTCTTGAGACGCACAACCCGGAACGCGCCGCGCAGCGAGTCATTGAGGCGCGGGATTATCTCCCACAGGCGGACGTGAATCGACTGGTGCGGGAGCTTGAAGCGGATTACTACGAGTTCACCTGATTACGTGTAGCGAAAACGCGACATTGATAGGGCGTCCGTAATACAAAAACATATATGAAACTGCGCTTCCCGATGATGCTAAATGATGTTCGATGATGTTCCGTGTAGTTTAATGATGGCATTGTTATGGCTCTGAAATTACAGGGTAATTTGTCAAGGGCAGGCGTGAAAATTTTGTAGTTGCGCCGCTGCGCTGGATGACTATCATTGCAGGCAAGCGACGTAGCAATGTGTCGCGAGATCAACGAGTTGCGGTCGTTCCATTGGCATCGTTTTATCTTAAACGCATTGGTTTAATCCATCATGAATTTTATCCAGCCCGAAGTTTTGTATCTTGTTCTCTCCGCAACCTATGCGCTTATGGCGTGGATTCACATCGCCAGTAAGCATATTTGATTGACCCTGCCGCCGGTAACGGCGGTTTTTTCATTGGAGGTAAATGGGCGCAATTTCCGAGTATCAGAGCCTTCGTGAAAAGGCCGTTGCAGTATCCATTACCGAAATTCCCGAGGTGCGCCCGTATGCGCGGCGCCACGTTGAGCGGCTGCAAGAACAAGGGTTCGCCGGGGGCGTCATCAAGCAACTTTGCCGTGAGGCACAGAGCAGCCGCCGCACGACCGACGACGCGGGACTGTCGAACCGTGAGGCACTTTACGCGGGCCTCGCTGCTTTCCGCACCGCATTGGAGACCGCCAAGCAGACCAAGCGGAAGGTCTCGAAGATCGAACACAAGGGCGGCAAGTACAACCCCCTCAACGCAGTCGAAGTAGCCGCCCAGGCGGATGCAGTGTGGGACGCGATTTGCGGCATGCTGGGCCGGATGGCTGACCCGGATAGACCGCTGAGTGTTCAGACTCTAGCGGGAGCCTTGGCGGGCCGCCTCCGCAATCTGACGGGCGGTGCGCCCGAGTACGGCGAACTCGGATACGAGCGGGCCGCACTGCTCCTACTAGATCATTTCTGCGCGTCTACTGGCTGGCTGGAGGAGCGAACCGGCGAAGCCAAGATGATGAGCCGGACGCGGAAGCCGAACACCTACCATCTGACCGCGAAGTTTCTGGACGAGGTTGCGGAGGGTGGACTTGTGGCGGACTTCGCGGAGCGCCGTCCGATGCTTGTCCCGCCTGTGCCGTGGACGACATTCGCGACACACGGCGGTTATCTACACGATCAAATCCCCGCAGTCCGTGGCACGCGTCGCCCGATTGAGTCGGAGGTGATCGTGTCCGCCTTGAACGCATTACAGGCTACGCGGTTCCGCGTGAATCGCCGCGTGCTGGAAGTCGCGCAGACGTTCCGAACGAATGCGGAGGATATGGGCGGAGCAGTCATCAACGGCCGGTACGTCGAGACGCGACACGACACGCCGGAATCGATGAGACGAGCCAAGACGATCCGTAGCGCACTGACGCTGTCTGCGATGCAGGAACTAGCCGACGAGGAGGCGTTTTACTTCCCGTGGAATCTCGATTGGCGCGGCCGAATGTACCCGGCAACGAGCATTATTAGCCCGCAAGGCGCGGACCTGTGCAAGGGCTGTTTGGAGTTCGCGGACGGGACGCCGCTGGGTCGTGATGGTGGGAAGTGGCTCGCGATCCACCTGTGCAATCTCGCCGGAGAGGACAAAGTAACGGTGGGCGGCAAGAAGGTACACCGGACGCCGGAGGAGCGCGATGCGTGGACGCGGCAGAACGAGGCGATGATCCTGCGTGTTGTCGCTGATCCGCGCAGCAATCGCGAGTGGATGAAGGCAGATAAGCCGTGGCAGTTCCTCGCGGCGTGCTTCGAGTGGGCGGGGTATCAGGAGGAGGGTGAGGCGTTCCGCAGCCGCCTCGCGGGCGCACTGGACGGAAGCTGTAGCGGAGTGCAAATGCTCGCCGGGATGACTCGCGATGCGTCGGCGGGCGCTATGGTGAATCTCGTTCCTAGCGAACGTGGGGACGACTACTACGGACGCATGGCGGATGCCTTGACTAAGCGACTGTGCGGCCTTGTCGATTCGGCCGATGTTACGACGATGGCGCGCCTACAATTCTGGGCGGAACGCACGATCGACCGCGACCTGTTGAAAGCGCCGAGCATGACGAAGGTGTACAGCGCGGGAACGTACACGTTCGGGGAGCAAGTACAGAGCAAGACGGCCGCGCCCGATGCGGAATCGATGTGGCTCGCCTCGCAGATTAACGCGTGCTTCTCCGATGTCGCGCCGGGGATGCTCAAAGCGATGTCGTACCTACAGGCCGTGTCCGATGTGATGACTGCGGCAGGGATTCCGCTTGTGTGGCGGACGCCGGCGGGCCTGAGAGTGGAGCAGGCGCGTATGGGGCGGAAGTCCGTGCGTCTTGAGACCCAAATCAACGGGCCAGAGTCACGCCGTGCGCGAACGTTCACGGTTGATACCGACAGCCTCAGCAAGAACGACCAGCGCGCCGGAGTCGCCCCCAACTTCGTCCACGGAGTAGATGCGTCGCACATGGCGTTTGTCGTCAATGACCTGTATGGGAAAGGTGTCCGCAATTTCTGGATGATTCATGACTCATTCGGCGCACCCTTCGCACAGTGCGGGGAGGTTTTCCGCAGCACTCGCGAGCAGTTCATCGAGCTTATGTCGCCGGACCTGCTGCGAAGCTGGACGGATGACGTTACCGCCGCCATCACGGACGAGCAACGTGCAGCACTTCCGGAGTTGCCGGGGTACGGCGAACTTGATCTAGGCGTGGTCCGCGAATCCGTCTACGCATGGTTCTAGCATTTGTCAGACAATATCCGTAAACTACCTGTCTGAAGAATTACACAACAAGACCAGATACCAAAAATGATTAAACGCATTACTTTTGTCGCCGTCCTCTCCGCATTCTTGGCCGCTTGTGGAGGAGGTGACGATAGCTCGTCAGCACCGGCTAATTCCGCGCCCGCGATCAAGCTGACGTACTCCGGTGTGCCTCTCGTTTCGGTCACGAACAAAGCTCGTATGATGGCGGCTACGGATACTCCGGCTTCGTCTGCTGGAAGATCGGACTCTCAGGACACAATCCAGCGCTTGCAAGACGCATTCAAGGCACGCAGCGCGGATATCGGCGTGTACCCCGGCATCATCAACGGTTCGAAGCTGCACGACATCGTTATGAGCGAGAACAACGGCGCGGGCCCGACAGTCGCTGAGATTCAGGCGGCGAACGTCAGCATTGCGCAATGGACGCTCGTAAACTTCCAGTACGACGATATGACGGGCTACATTGACACGCCGGAAAAGAAGGCGATGGCCGAGCAGTTCTACAAGGACATCCGTGTATTTGCCGCCCGTCAGTACATCAAGGGCAATATCGTGTACTTTGCGAATCCGATCCTCGCATGCTTGCCTGACAAGTTCGACGTGAGCGGGCATCAGATTCCGACAGCTACGGCCTCGCTTTGGAGTGCGCTGAGTTGGAGTGACGACAACTACGGACACGCGATCGGCGGAATTCGCCCAACGCCGGACCAAATGGGGAGCGACTGCCAAACCCCGAACACTACCGCCCAGGCGTCGTACATCGATAGCATCGCCGATCCGCTCGTAGCAAACTACAAAACGGCTCTGGATACGATCGACAAGTGCAAGCACAACCCGCAAGCGATTCCAGAGAACGAGCGTGCGGGCCAGTGCTGGGGCATCACGCCGGATAAGAAGTAATCAGACCTCGCGTGATTCGGAGGCTACCTTGACGCTCGCGTTCAGGAGTCTCCGAAGTGCGATGACCTCCAAGACCAGACGGCGCACGTCTGCGCCGTCAATGCGCTCCGGGTGCTTCCACCAGACGCACAATGTACCCACGTCCGGAGATACAAACTCCGGTACAAACGAAAATCGCGCAGCAAAACAAAAGCCCCCGGCCTGTGAAGGTTCGGGGGCTTTGCTTGTTTACACACAATCGCCTCAATTAAAATAAAGGCAGTCGTGCCCGAATCCAGTCCCATTTCGTTGGTGGAATTGGAACTGATTGCATAACATGGGCGCTCGAATTGTCGTAATAGATAATGGCATCAGCCCCATCCACCAAATCCCTCTCCGATGCGGAATTTATATAATACGAAAAATATCTTTGAGCCAGAAGCATCCCGGCATCGTCAAAAATCTGAAACCTCACTTCAAATCCATTTTTTACATCTGCACCACACAATTTCGCGTCATATGTCGCACCTCCAAACTTCTTTTTCCCGCCATTCAATTCTTTCGTGAAAAAATCGCATCGTCCGTAATTCGGTCTAGCCGAATGTACGGCGAAGCCAACCCCAACAAAAGAGGCGACAATCAATCCAATTAGGCAAGCAATTATTTTGATTGCTCTTGTCTGCATATTTCACCAAGTTTGATATCGATAGGATATTTCAGCTTCATGTAGACTGGCTTCGAATATATCATGAAATCACCGCCCCTATGATGCTTATCGCGCCAGCGACTGTAATCGGAATTATAGACCGGATAAAATACGTCAGGTTCTTTGAATTTCCCAAAAAAGCTCCTGCGCGTGTCCACGGGTTTGTCAATGCTCTTTACCCAAATATCCGCGTCCGTGTCCCGTTTTGGCGAACTGGCACCCGACCCACTAATCACCGGCCCCGGTGCAATAATTACGCCGTGCTTGTTCCAATGCCCCAAATATTGCAGCCCGTTGAACGAGTAATTATCTTTCACATACACGTAGACGTGTGTAATTTGCCCAACGGCATCAACACAATATAAGTTGCTCGGCTGCTCATATCTGTAGTATTTTTCGCCAGAAATCTCAACATTCCCTATTGCGACATAAATATTGAAATTCGCCAGCGCCCCTGTCAGGTCTGTAGGCGTTAGATTCTCAAAAGTATCCCAATTACTGATCGAAGCAAGTTGAAACTGCCAATCGATATGAAATTGACGGATATCCGACAAGGATTGAGTGGTGTTAAAACTAAGATTTGCGCCCCTGTCTTCCGAGAATCTTTTTTTGATTTGGGCAAGAATTTTTCCCTTTGCCAAGGCAACAGCCGCATCTCGATAAATGTCGTTACCGAGAAGATTCTCATACTTCTTCCGAACGCTTCCGAATTTCAACGTCCAATCGAGAGTGACATCATCAGTATCCAACGGCTGAACCGACTTTGGATTATTATCATAGACGTTAGCGGGAGTCGCGAACCAAAGCCGCGCAAGCCGAGCTGATACTTTCCAGCCCAGATTGTCCATAGCAATTGGCACATCTTGCAGGTCAAAAGGCGGCGGATTCTCGCAAACTTCGGCCTCAAGTTGCTCGGGAGGCTCTTTGGCTTTCGACGGTTCAGCTTTAGGCTGGGGCGTGGGCTTCGGCGCTTCCGGGGCTTTAGCAGCCGGCTTAGGCGGCGGCGGAGGGGGCGGGGGTGGTTTTTCGCCGGGAGCAAGCCTATCAATCGACACGCTCTTTTGAGTATCAAGAGGTATACACCCTTGGGAGCCTTTGTATTCCTTCAACTCCGCCCCGAGCAAGCCTTTTTGCGGTTTATAGTAAGGAATCTTTTTTATGTCAGCCATATATAGATTTCATCGATAAATCGATCAATTACTTCGGGTCGGGAAATAGTCGATGAACATGGAAGCCCCGCCCTCGTATTAACCCTTGCCGGCTACTGTATCGTACCTATCCCGGTCTGTGAAGGTTATTGAGTCAACTACCATGTGCGAGCATAAATCGCATCACTGGATGCCTGCCCACCTGCGAGGGCGAATAGCTCGGCCATTTCCTCATTAGTCTTGTCTGGCGAGTCTTTGAATTTTCGGAAGTCAGCAGCGGATGGAGAGAAGATCGCTTGTTCTACGCTGCGGCACGCCTAGTCCTCACGGACGAGGAGATAACACGCGTGTATGACAAGATACGTGAAATTGGTGCGGCCTTGGACTAACCGAGACATACCTTCATTTCTGCGGCGCGTCGCTTGACCAGTCCCGGAAGTTGCTTCTTCGTGCGGTCCTTCGTCGAGCACATCCCCGACGTATCCCCTTTTCCTTCTGCCACCGTAGCGCACGTCCATCGCGGTAGTTCGTGGCACGCCCCCGCACGATCCCCAGCGTTGACCTTCTTGAGTAGCGTGCTGGACGCGAAGTTTGCCGCACCTGCGTTGAATACAAAGTCCGTGTAGGCGACTTGCTCACCCGGCGACAGCGGAACTCTTACGAGCCGCCGCACGGCCTTCTCCGCGTCGCTGATGTCCTTCCCAAGCAGGTAACTGCACACGTCGTCAGAGTAGGTCTGACCAAGCTTGAGCAGTTTCCCGTCCGGGCCTGTACGTGCGTGGCCCACGCACACGGTGTTGATGCCAACGGGGTCGCTGTAAACCTCGTTGGAGTGCCCCTCAAATTGAGCGGCGAAAAGCGCGGCGGCCAAACCGGCGGCGCCTGCTACACGGGCAACAATGGCCCTGTTGATTTGTGACATAGGATTCCTTAATAGAAAGACAAAAGAAAAGCCCGCGCTAACTGCTCGCGGGCTTGGGTCCTGCTTAGGCTGCTACGCCTATTTGCTAATTGGCGGCAACGTCACGCCGTGCACAGCATACTTCTCCATCGCTTGAACTAGCGGGCGTAACGGGTAGAACTCTGCCCCGTAGTTACTAGATGCATCGCCATCGCTATGGCCTTGCAACGCGTCCGCAATCTCTTTCGTGATTCCGCAATCTCGGCACACATCCTTAAACGTATGCCGGAAGCTGTGGAACACCATCTTAGGGTCGCTCGGGCTGCAATACTTCCGCAGATACTCCCGAATCCACCACAGCGACCAAACCCCAGACTCTACGCCGAACTTATCCGGCCTCATCTCATAGAACACGCGCGGCTTGCCACTGCGCGAGCGCACGAACTCAATGAACCCACGGGCGACAATCTCGCGATGCAGCGGAATTCTGCGGATCGATCCCGCTGTCTTTACTCCCTGCTGCCGCTCCTCGTTGTGAGTTAACCGAACGACCCAGCAGGTACGGCGAGCAGAATTTGCTTCGACGTAGGTCTCCTCATAAATGTCGTCTGGATGTAGTTGGCATAGTTCCTCAACGCGCGCGCCCGTGTATAGCCCCAAGAGCGGCAGCCAATACGTAGCCTGAGATGCACCGACGCCTGTCCACTTCGGGCGCTCGCCTACATAGGCGGGGCCGGAGAAAATTCGATTCAATGTAGGAGTGTCGAACGCAGGGCGAGCAGACTTGCGCGAGTGCCGCGCCTTTACATCGACGCGAACACCGTTGCACGGGTTGTCGTCCCGCCAAGCGCGGCTCACGGCAACAGAGAACATGGAACCCAGTTGAACTAAGCTGGTCTGCACTACATTCGATGAGAATCCGGCGTCAGTTAGCTCGTCTTTGAACTGAACGACTTGGGCCTTGGTGACGGTGCCTGCGTCCAAGTTTCCGACGTACTCAATGAAGCGACTGATAACGCGAGCATGCGACGCAACGGTTTTTGGCGCAGGCGACCGCGCCTTTTCCCACTCTGCAATAAGGGCGTCCATGTTACGACCGGCCTCGTGCGGGCGAAATGTGGCTACCGCCGATGACGCCCGGGCCTTGCCAATGGCGTTGGCTGCCTCGTGTGCTGAGGTATCGTACCGTGCACGTTCCGTCGTAGTGAGTAGGCCGGTGCGGTCGCAGTGCTCGATGACTCTTGCGGAGAGGAACATCGTCATGCGTTCGAACAT